GTCTGGTTTCTCAAAAGGATTGTTTATTAATTTACTATAATCATTATGTTGTATAGCTTTAATAAACACTCTGTCATTTGTAATATTACCATGACAGTCTAGATATGTAATTCCTGCTAACTCCTGTACTATAAACCAATGATCTGCTGGTAGAGTTACAAATCTAGAGAAAACATTAATATTATCACTAGCGTTTGCTGCTGGAACTATAGTTGACCTAACTACTATATTCTTTAAATCTTCAGTTCTCTTTTGTGTTTCTTCAAAAGATTGTTTCTTAGTATTAGTAGCACCATATCTTTGTTTAACAAAAGTATCTTGTGCTTGATTTAATAATAAGTCAATCTCATTAGATTCAAAGTTAGGATAGTTCAAACTATCAAACTTATCTAATCTAAACTTGAAAGCAACATGGAACTCCGCAGCAGTCATTTATTAATCTTCTTTTTTATTATTTTTTGTAGCTGCTTTAGCTGCAATTTTGATAGATTGGTTTTTTAAATCTTTAAAGAATGCTATAACTGCTTCTACTGAATTACCAATTACCTCATCTTCAAATTGATAGTACTGTCCTTTTTTAAGTAGAGTACCTGCTTCTATCATTTCTTCAATTTCTATTCTAACTTTAACATCAGGGTTAGTGAAATAAGTTAAGAATTTTTTAGGGTCATTTTCTACTTCCTTAAATAACTGAGTTTTAATAACTACATCAGACATTCCATTAACACCTTTTTTACCATATAACTTAAGGTAACCTTTTTTCTCTTCACCTGTTAATGACGTAAAAGCTTCATTAGCTTCCATTTTGTAGTTAATCACTACTTCATCAGCATGTGCTTTAGCTTCTTTATCCTCAATATAAAACTCTGCTTGTGGGTTTTTAGCTAATTCTGTTTCATTGTTAGCTATATTAGAACGCTCTAAAATAACTCTGTATTTAATTAAATCCATTGGATCGCTTAAATCTAAAACCACAGTATAGGCTTTATCATTTGGTAATCTTAATCCTAACACACCTGCCCAAAATACTTTGTTATTTTTGGATAGATGTCCTTTAGGTAGGTTTAACTCTTGTTCAAATTTAACTTCCTCGTCTCTAGTTAATCCTGTTTTATATCCACCTTTACCTAGTTGAGCTCCTTCAACAGAAGTTGCTGTATTAGAATAAGATGATTGACCTGAGAATTTTGATTTAGTAACAGGTTTAATTACTAATGTTTTAATTGTATTTTCCATTTGTTTTTCTTCCTTTTTAATTTTCCTTTATTTTCCTTTTTAATAACAAGATAGATTGGATGGAAGATTTTAACCTCCCATCCTTTCTATATGTTTTAGCTTAATGAATCAACATCAAGTATTAATTGAGCAGCATCTGTTGGGTTTCTCAACATGATACCTTGTTCTGACATTGCAATAAAGTCATAACCATCTTTTCCTGTTGCAGAAGAACCGTTTTTCTTAGGTCCTGTTGGGCCATATAAACCTTCTACATAAGTAGTTACCATCTCACGTCCTTTAGTGTAAACTTTTTGGATATTTGGTTCACCTTTAGAATATGATTTAAAGTTTAAGAAAGTTGCTTTATATGATTCAGCTGGACGACCAGTTTGAGGATGTAATAGACGATTTCTTACAGTTGAGTTATAAGGAGCATACTCTTTTAAAGTAATTTTATCTCCGTTTAAACCTACATAAGAAATAAACTGTCCTGACAAATTCAATTCTTGACCTGATCCAGTGATAAATTTAGAATCTACCAATGTAAAGTTAGAAGCTGAACGTTTCAATGCTTGGTCAAATAGATCCATGAAATTACGTCCACAAAGTGCAACATACTCTCTAGGTCCATCTTCAGTACCATTGAATGCTAAATCATTCATAAAGTTACGTAAAGTTTGTTCAGTTAAATCTGTGTAGTAACGTTTGTTAGATGGAGCAATTTGTTGCTCTAAACCTGCAGACATAAATACTGGATTTCCAGAAGCACCTTTCATATCAGTAGTACCATTTGCTTTCACATTTGATTTACCATACATCAATAACAACTCAATTTCATCCATCCATTGGCACCAGAATTCCCACTCAGCGTATTTAACCCAAGTTGAAGCTAGTTCATTACCATCTGGTGACATAAGTTTCATTGTTAAAACTTTATCATGTACTGCACCTGTGATAGAATATTTCTTTCTAACAGTTGACATGTAGTTTTGTAACAAGATTGGAGTAGTATAATGAGTTTCTCCAGAAGTTTCTGAATGATCATTTTCTACTGCATTGTAATCTTTAGATAATTCTTTACCTACTGCTAACAAAGCTGCTGGTACAAAATCTGATTGGTTGTTAGAAACAATCTGTAATGTTAAGATGAAATCAACTCCATCATCAACAACTGGACCCATAACACGCATAGAATATCTAGCATCATCTGGAACCAATACATCACCTTCTGTAAACCATTTTTCACCTACACCTACTTTAAAAGTAGTTGAAGCAATACCTGGAGTTGCAGAAACACCATCAAAAATTGCTCTTGTGATAGGAATAGCTTTTCTGCTATCACCCATTACAGACCAACGATAGATAATATCATTCATTTCTTTAGCTTTTCCAATACCACCTGTTAAGAATGATAGAGCGTTTTTGTAACCATTTTGCATGTTATACACACGTGTTACTACCTGACTAGCCATTTCTGGTTCAATCATGAAAAAATTACGCAAGTGGGAAGCCTCAGTTAACCCAGCATGCCAATTTGCTTTACTTATTTGTAAATCACTTATTTGCATTTTATTTTATATAAGTTATTTGATAGAAAATTATTTGAAAGATTTTTCGTGGTACGGAAAAAGAGATTCTTGGAAACTTTTTGTCATAGCATTTCTTCTATGCTTCAGTGCATTTTGGATTTACTTAGGAAGTTATATCTTTTATGACCGTATAAGGTACAAACGCGAAAGAAAGAGACTGGGTTTGGATTGATGTTTTTTTTAGAAATCAAAAATTAAACTTTCCGGATTTATAAAATTCTCATACGTGCAGTCCTAATTAGTGCTACAGCCCCAGAAGCTTTCCAACAAACTCAGCAGCGACACCGGGGCCAAACAAAACACACAACATCACTAGATACAAAAGATACTCAATCTTTGTCATGCGCTTATCGCCAGCTTTTAAACTGTCTTGAATGCGGCTGTATCGTTCGGCACAAATTGCTTCATGCACCGCGAGTTTTGTTTCTTGTTCCATAAATTTCAGACGTAAAAAAACCGCCTAAGCGGATTGTTTAAAACTCAATATTTTTATTCAACAACGTCGACATCTACATGTTGCTGCTTTGGTGACTATGACTTCGTTAACTATTGAGGTCATGAGGGAACAAAGACTCGACCTGATTCTTTTGTAGTGCGATCAAAGTATGTAGGATCAGTTGGATAGAACCATATGACTCCATCAAAAATCACAGGAGGCTTGGAATATATCCATCCCATCTTTGGATTGGATGATTCAGGAACATCAACAACAATATCATGTTCCATGCTTCTATCAATGACACCATCTTTTTCAATTGAAACTACGATGTTCATTTTGAGTGCTACATAAGTCATACAGTATCCTTCTGATCTTCCTGTTCTTTTGTCATCTTTGATTCAAAATGCATAACTTGCGGTGCTGTTTGATTTTGAATATTCGTAATAAACTTTGCGCTCAAATGGAATGGCAAATGAGCAAGAGCCTCAACAAGAGCCTGCACTTCATCACCTTTGAATGCCAAAGTTATTTCTAATTTTTTCCATGCTTCATCAGTCATTTTTTATTCCTTTAAGATATTTCAACAATTCCTGCTGTTACCGCGCCAGTAACTAAGGATGAACTCAGTAGAGTTGGTTGACTGATGCTGAAGTCACTTGCGCTAGTTGTTGCCCTTAGTGCATTACCAACAACAATATTGTTTCCTGCTCCCGTGTAAACAATGGCGGTGCAATTATTTGGACTGTAGAAAGTGCTATTGTTAATTTGTTTATTAGCAATGCCAAGGTTTGTCCAATTCACTAAATTAGTTGATGCATAAATTACTGAGCCACCACCTATTAAATATGATCCGTTGACAAAAGCCATCCTACGGACAGAAGTGTAATCACCAAAACCATCATTAGTAGCATTGACAAAAACATCAGGACTTGTTCCTTCCGTATATGTAATTCCTGCATTAGCTTTAATAAAAATATTATTGGAATTGAGCGTATACATATTTCCAATGTTCAACGGATTGCCTAACCATGTTAATCCATCGGTTGAATAATAAATCCCACCAGAACTATCAAAAGCCATCCAGTATCCATTGGAATACTGCAAACATTTATTTCCACCAACATAAGTTAAGGGAGAAAATGATGCAGAAATACGAGATACATAAGTCCAAGTTACACCTTGGTCTGTTGACGATGCAATATAACCACCCGCAGATATTGCCAGTATCTTGCTTTGGGATGTAGTGCCGCTTGGAGTTATTGCACACACAACTCCATTGTCAGGAAACGGTCTACCTCTTTCAATAGTCTCTGTTGAAGTAGGCAATTCAATTGTCATCATGTATCCACTATTTGTACCCATGATAAAACCCGCATGATTAGGTCTGTGACAAGCTGAATATACGCTTCCTAAAGATGGGACATACCATGCATAGGTTATACCTTGCCCAACAGCACCATTAGACGCTGATGTACCTCGTAGCCATGCCCCGTAATTCGTATCATTTTGAAATGTACCCGCAAAAATCCAAGTCCCAGTAGATGGACTTGCGGCCATCGCGCCATGTCCATATTGATTTGGTGAAATTATTTGAGCATTCGCCAGTAGGAATGAAAGTGAATCGGTATAGACACCATTAGATGCCACTGTTCCGATTTGAAAAGCACCATATGTACTAGCTGTTCCACCAGTAAGGTATGACATCATATAGTTATATGTTGAACCAATGCCACCTGTTCCATTTATCGTGTACCAATTAGAGCTTGATGTTGCGTATGTTCCTGTGAAACTTTGCGAGTTTATTGAAACTCCATCTGCTGATGACAGATATGGACTCGTAGCAGGATGAGTAAACATCCAAAACACTTTTCCTCCATTACCAAAAACATGAGGGAAAGTTGCATTGGTTGGTCTACCTGATAGACCACTTAGATCATAACCAGTGAAAGTTTTACCAAGATTAGTTGATGACCAAAGTGCAGTAGTGGGATGCGTATTCGGATTGTGGGTCTGATTTACAACATACATTTTCCCCGCACTATCCATAGCAAAAGCATTCTGCCCACTTGCGCTTGACGCGCTGATTGGTTTGAAAAAGTATGGTGCTGTGAAGGTTGTGAAATTTGCTGTGTAGCAATATGCGCCAATTGATCCGAAAGCCCAATTTGTTCCAATGGTCAAGACTGCATTTATATCTCCCGCTATTGGAGTTGTAGCTGTTGACCAAGATGTAGGAGTTGTAGCGTACCAAATAACACCACTAGCACCACCCGCAACAAATCTACTATTTCCAAATGTTATGCAATTCATATCACTTGTATTCGGAGCCGCTACTTGAGTCCAAGATGTTAGGTTGGTGCTGTAATAAAGAAAGCCTACGCTACTCCTGCCAACGACTACATAATTAGTTCCGTCAAAAGCGATGTCAGTTATCGTTAGGCCAAAAGGAAAGTTCTGTTTTGTCCAAGTGATTGCATCTGTGCTTGTTATAACAAGACCATTTCCATTCGT